GGTGTACGCGGATGATCAGATGGCAAAACATCTTGCCGCACCGGACCCGCATTCACAGTATGCACAGAAAGAAAGTCCTACGTTTACCGGGACACCCAAAGCGCCAACGCCAGCGGCGGGGAATAACACCACGCAGGTTGCGACCACCGCGTTTGTTCAGGAGGCACTGACGGCTCTTATTAATGGTGCGCCAGCCACGCTGGACACGCTGAAAGAAATAGCCGTAGCCATTAACAATGATCCGAAATTCAGTACCACCATTAACAATGCGCTGGCACTGAAAGCGCCGCTGTCGAGTCCGGAACTCACCGGAACGCCAACAGCCCCCACGGCGGCGCAGTCGGTCAACAATACACAGATTGCCACTACGGCTTTTGTGAAATCGGCGATTGCAGGAATGGTGGGTTCTGCACCTGCTGCACTGGATACACTGAACGAACTGGCGGCGGCACTGGGGAATGATCCGAACTTTGCCACGACAATGCTTAATGCGCTGGCAGGTAAACAACCGCTGGACAATACGCTTACCAATTTGAGTGGAAAGGATGTAGCTGGTCTTCTCACATACCTTGGTTTGGGAGAAGCGGCTAAAAGGAATGTAGGGACAGGGGCGAATCAGATACCTGATATGGGTAGCTTCACGCTTTCTGTTTCAGGTACTGGATATCAAAAATTACCATCAGGTTTTATTCTTCAGTGGGGCTCAATCGGCGCACCAGGCATTGCACAGGATGTAGTAACCCATTTCCCGATTGCATTTCCAAACAGATGTCTGCGTGTTTTGGTCTCACAAGACTACACACCAGATAGCGGGGCTGTTGGTTATATTGCCTGTGCAGGTTTTAGTCCCGACCCGGTTAAATTTATATCCAGAGCCAGTACTCCTGGCCTCGGCGCTTCATTTTTAGCGTTAGGCTGTTAATTTAGCTATATGGAGTGAAAAATGAATTACATATATTCCGCGACTACAAACTCTTTCTATCCGCTGGAGATGAAAGAGGATTACACTCAAGCTGACTCATGGCCAGATGATGCTGTTGAAGTTGATGAGCAAGTGTATATTGAGTTTTCCGGATTACCGCCGAAAGGAAAAATCCGTATCGCTGGAGAAAATGGTTTTCCTGCATGGTCCGAAATTCCACCACCAACACATGAGGAACAAATTGCTGCAGCCGAACTGGAGAAGCAGCAATTGATTAATCAGGCCAACGATTATATGAACAGTAAACAATGGCCTGGTAAAGCGGCTATTGGTCGTCTGAAAGGTGACGAACTGGCGCAATATAATTTGTGGCTGGATTACCTGGACGCACTGGAACTGGTCGATACTTCCGGTGCGCCAGATATTGAATGGCCTACGCCTCCGGCAGTTCAGGCCAGATGACATCCGGCGCGGTGCTGGTATCTGTTGCCGTCACCGCGTCAATGTAATCCAGCACAGCGTTAAGTCGGGTGGTTTCTGCCTGCGTCAGCTTCCGCCCGGCCTGCAATTTCAGTTGAATCAGACTGATGGAAGCCATTGCAGTATCAATCAGTGACTGACGCTGTGCTTCTGCCGCGTCTACTGCGGCGCAATGCTGTGCCTCAGTATCGGTCACCCATTTCTCACCATCCCATTTATCGAATGGCGTTAACGGGGCGATAGTGGTTGTATTTTCAGGGTAATCACCCGGAGTTGTGATTTCTTTGGCGTCTCCCGTTTCGGTGTTATAGATGATTTCACCGCGATGGTCTGGCACATACTCCCATGAGTTTAAATCTGCTGAACGGCAGATTGCATAACCAGCTTTATGTATACCTGGTGCATCTAAACAAGAACATGCCGGGATACCGACGCCAACAGCAAGATATTCAGTTGATGTGGAAAGATATTCCCGCGTCTTGCTGTCGTAGTTAAACACGGTCACATCACCCGCTACCGTGGCAATCAGTTCGCTGTTTAATTTTGCCTGTGCCATTATGCAGCCCTCACAATGAAGTTAAATGCGACGTTGCGCGGCCGGTTTTCAGTGGCAACAGGAACGATTTTAGATGCATCAAAGCTAAAGTTTACAGTCCCATTACCTGCCCCTGAAGGCGCAAGAGTTAATCCTAAAGTTTGTGACACATTCTCAACAGTGACGCCAAATGCACCATCACAATAGATACTTGGGTACAATTGAGTATTACCAAACTTGCCAATTATATTTCTGATGGCATCGCCCTGCGATGATAAGATTGCACGCCCAACATCAACCCCGCGCCCGTCATCCCAGCCGCGAATAAATTCACCGCGTAAATCAGGCAATTTATTTGTCGGGTAAGCCTTTGCCAGTTCCGGGTATTCTTCAGCAGAAAAAGCCGCACCATTGCATTTCAGCCAGCCTGTTGGCGGAGTGGCTGAAGGCCACGGAACAGGCACACCAACAGGCAATGCAGAGCCTTCTCCCAAACCAACGTTTATGAAAATGCAGAGATAATGGCTAACTGGCATCATCCCCGGTTTTTATTCAGGGGATTGATCATGCTTATTGGCTATGTACGCGTGTCAACAAATGACCAGAACACCGATTTGCAACGTAATGCACTGAACTGCGCGGGATGTGAGCGGATTTTTGAGGATAAAATCAGTGGCACTAAGTCCGACAGACCGGGGCTTAAAAAACTGCTCAGGACACTATCGGCAGGAGACACTCTGGTTGTCTGGAAGCTGGACAGACTGGGGCGCAGTATGCGGCATCTTGTTACGCTGATAGAAGAGTTGCGCCAGCGTGGCGTGAATTTCCGAAGCCTGACTGACAGTATTGATACCAGTACCCCAATGGGCCGTTTCTTTTTTCATGTTATGGGTGCCCTGGCTGAAATGGAACGCGAACTGATAGTTGAACGTACCAGGGCAGGGCTGGCTGCAGCTCGTGCCAAAGGCAGAGTAGGTGGACGCCGTCCTAAGTTGACCACCGAACAGTGGGCACAGATTGGGCGTTTACTTGAGGCCGGAGAATCAAGACAGCGTATTGCACTGATTTTTGATGTAGGCGTTTCTACTATTTATAGAAAATTTCCGGCAAATAAGAGCAATGAATCTCCCTGAATCAGCATTATTTTGATTATCCCTGCAAGCAGACAAATACCGTCATTTTGTGTGAATAACGGTACAACTGCGCTTAGCTGTTTGTCAGGCACAATCACTTCAACATAGGGCGAAGCCTAATCCAATCAGGAGGTTCGCCACTATGGCTCAGGATTACCACCACGGGGTGCGCGTTGTTGAAGTCAACGAAGGCACCCGATCCATTACCACGGTGAGCACCGCCATCGTGGGTATGATCTGCACGGGCGATGATGCCGATGCAAAAATGTTTCCTCTTAATAAACCCGTGCTGATCACTGATGTGCTGACTGCCAGCGGTAAAGCGGGTGAGTCCGGTACTCTGGCCCGTTCGCTGGATGCCATCGCTGACCAGGCAAAACCCGTGACCGTTGTTGTGCGTGTGCCGCAGGGTGAAACGGAAGACGAAACCACGACCAATATCATCGGCGCTGTGACTGCTGAAGGTAAAAAAACAGGCATGAAAGCCCTGCTATCTGCCCAGTCACAGCTCGGCGTTAAACCGCGCATTCTCGGCGTGCCAGGTCACGATAACAAAGCCGTTGCGACTGAGTTGCTGAGCGTGGCGCAAAGCCTGCGTGGGTTTGCTTACCTGTCAGCGTATGGCTGCAAGACGGTACAGGAGGCGATCACTTACCGTGAAAACTTCAGCCAGCGCGAAGGAATGCTGATCTGGCCCGACTTTACTGGCTGGGATACGGTGTTGAATGCCGAAGCAACGGCATATGCCACCGCCCGTGCGCTTGGTCTGCGCGCCAAAATTGATGAGCAGACCGGGTGGCACAAAAGCCTGTCCAACGTGGGCGTGAACGGTGTCACCGGAATTTCTGCAGATGTGTTCTGGGATCTGCAGGACCCGGCAACCGATGCGGGACTGCTTAACCAGAACGACGTCACCACGCTTATCCGCAAAGACGGTTTCCGCTTCTGGGGTTCCCGCTGCCTGAGTGATGACCCGCTCTTTGCCTTCGAAAACTACACCCGCACGGCGCAGGTACTGATGGACACGATGGCAGAAGCGCATATGTGGGCGGTGGACAAACCGCTGAACCCGTCGCTGGCCCGCGACATTATCGAAGGTATCCGCGCCAAAATGCGCAGCCTGGTCAGTCAGGGGTATCTCATTGGTGGTGATTGCTGGCTGGACGAGTCGGTGAACGACAAAGACACGCTGAAAGCCGGAAAACTCACCATCGACTATGACTACACGCCAGTGCCGCCACTTGAAAATCTGATGCTGCGTCAGCGCATCACCGATCAGTACCTGGTGAATTTTGCCAGCCAGGTCAGCGCGTAAGGGGACAACATGGCTTTACCACGCAAATTAAAACATCTGAACCTGTTTAACGACGGGAACAACTGGCAGGGGATCGTAGAGTCTTTGACGCTGCCGAAATTCACCCGCAAATATGAGAAGTATCGCGGCGGCGGAATGCCGGGTGCAGTGGATGTGGATCTGGGGCTTGATGACAGTGCTCTGGACACAGAATTTTCCATTGGTGGTACTGAACTGCTGCTGTTTAAACAGATGGGCAAAGCCACGGTGGATGGCATCCAGTTGCGCTTTACCGGCTCTATCCAGCGTGATGATACCGGGGAAGTGCAGGCCGTGGAGCTTGTGGTACGTGGACGTCACAAAGAAGTGGATTCCGGCGAGTGGAAGACGGGCGAAAGCAACACCACCAAAGTGACCAGTACCAACAGCTACGCGAAGCTGACCATCAATGGTGAGGTGCTCTATGAAGTGGACCTCATCAACATGGTGGAAATCGTGGACGGTGTGGACCTGATGGAAGCACACCGTAACGCCCTCGGCCTCTGATGTATCTGAACGGCGCGGAATACCGCGCCAGAACCTAATTTACAGGACAGCAAAATGAGCGATAAGCAGACTGAAAAGACCATTCAACTGGATACCCCTATCAAGCGTGGTAAAACAGAAATCACCGAAATTGTGCTGCGCAAACCGCAGTCCGGTGCGCTGCGCGGTACACGCCTGCAGGCGATTATGGATATGGATGTGAACGCGATGATGATCGTGATCCCCCGCATCTCCAGCCCGGCACTGACTGCACAGGAAATTGCAGAGATGGACCCGGCAGATCTCACTGCTATGTCGGTTGAGGTTGTCACTTTTTTGTTGAAGAAGTCGGTGCTTGCCGGTTTACCGACAGCCTGACGGTTGACGATCTGGTGGCAGATATCGCCACCATTTTTCACTGGCCGCCATCCGTTACTGACGTTATGCCGCTGACCGAAGTGCTGGAATGGCGGTATAAAGCGATTCAGAGAAGCGGGGCCAACGATGAGTGATAATAACCTGCGCCTGCAGGTCATTCTTAATGCGGTTGACAAACTCACCCGCCCATTCCGTGCTGCACAGGCCAGTTCGAAAGAGCTGGCTGGCGCAATCAGAAACTCCCGTGACGCATTAAAGCAACTCAATCAGGCGGGTAACAGCCTGGAAAAATTTCGCAAGCTGCAGGCCGATAACAAGAAGTTAGGCGACAGGCTGAACTATGCCAGACAGAAGGCTAATTTGCTTAGCTCTGAGCTGGAGGCGATGGAACAACCATCACAACGGCACCTTGTGGCTTTAGGTCGGCAAACGCTGGCAGTCCAACGCCTGGAAGAACAACAAAAATATTTGCAGAAGCAAACGGCGCTTGTGCGTGCAGAACTGTACCGGGCGGGAATTTCTGCGAAAGATGATGCGGGAGCAACTGCCCGTTTAGCCCGTGAAACATCACGTTATAACCAGGAATTGTCGAAACAGGAGGCGCGCCTGAAGCGACTGGGGGAAGCTCAGCGCAGGATGAATGCGGCGCGTGCCAGTTATGCCCGTTCGCTGGAGGTGCGCGATCGTATTGCAGGAGCCGGAGCCACCACCACGGCTGCAGGGCTGGCAATGGGTGCGCCAGTGATGGCGGCAGTAAAAAGCTATACCAGCATGGAAGATGCCATGAAAGGTGTGGCAAAGCAGGTCAATGGTCTGCGTGACGATAATGGCAACCGCACTGCACGTTTTTATGAAATGCAGGATGCCATCAAGGCTGCCAGCGAACAGTTGCCGATGGAAAACGGTGCGGTGGACTTCGCTGCACTGGTTGAAGGTGGGGCGCGCATGAACGTCGCAAACCCTGACGACAGCTGGGAAGACCAGAAACGTGACCTGCTGGCCTTCGCCAGCACGGCAGCAAAGGCGGCAACAGCCTTTGAGTTGCCAGCGGATGAACTGTCAGAAAGTCTGGGGAAAATCGCCCAGCTCTACAAAATCCCTACCCGCAATATTGAACAGCTCGGCGATGCGCTGAACTATCTGGATGATAACGCCATGTCGAAAGGGGCAGACATCATTGATGTGATGCAACGTCTGGGCGGTGTGGCTGACCGTCTGGATTATCGTAAAGCGGCGGCGCTGGGTTCCACCTTCCTGACACTGGGCGCTGCGCCGGAGGTTGCAGCCAGTGCAGCAAACGCGATGGTGCGTGAATTGTCCATTGCCACCATGCAAAGCAAGAGTTTCTTTGAAGGAATGAATCTGCTGAAACTCAATCCTGAGGTGATTGAAAAGCAGATGACGAAGGATGCGATGGGAACCATCCAGCGCGTGCTGGAGAAGGTGAACGCACTGCCGCAGGATAAGCGCCTGTCTGCCATGACCATGTTGTTTGGTAAAGAGTTTGGCGATGATGCGGCGAAACTGGCAAACAACTTGCCGGAACTGCAGCGCCAGCTAAAACTGACAGCGGGCAATGATGCGCTCGGTTCGATGCAGAAAGAATCCGACATTAACAAGGACTCACTTTCTGCGCAGTGGTTGCTGGTTAAAACCGGAGCGCAGAACACCTTCAGCAGCCTGGGCGAAACGCTGCGCCAGCCGCTGATGGATATTCTGTACACGGTGAAAAGCATCACGGGGGCGTTGCGCCGCTGGGTGGAAGCTAACCCGGAACTGACAGGCACACTGGTGAAAGTAGCGGCTGTTGTGGCTGCGGTTACCGTAGGCCTCGGCACCTTAGCGGTGGCGTTGGCTGCAGTGCTGGGGCCGCTGGCAGTGATCCGTCTGGGATTCTCTGTGCTGGGTATCAAAACGTTACCTTCCGTTACGGCAGCAGTAACACGAACCAGCAGCGCGTTGTCCTGGCTGGCTGGCGCACCACTTGCACTGCTGCGACGCGGGCTTGCTTCAACGGGCAGCGCAGCGGGTTTACTTACTGCGCCGTTGTCGTCTTTGCGCCGCACGGCATCACTGACGGGAAATGTCCTGAAAACTGTAGCAGGTGCGCCGGTTGCACTTTTGCGGTCTGGATTATCCGGTTTACGTGCTGTTGCTGTGATGTTTATGAATCCACTGGCAGCACTACGCGGCGGGCTGACTGCCGCAGGCGCGGTGCTACGAGTACTGGCATCCGGTCCGCTGGTGATGCTGCGCGTTGCCCTGTATGCCGTGTCTGGTCTGTTAGGTGCTCTGCTCAGTCCGATAGGTCTTGTGGTTACTGCACTGGCGGGTGTGGCGCTGGTTGTCTGGAAATACTGGCAACCCATCACCGCGTTTCTCGGTGGTGTGGTGGAGGGATTCAAAGCAGCGGCAGGTCCCGTCAGTGCCGCGTTCGAACCACTTAAGCCTGTGTTCCAGTGGATTGGCGATAAAGTGCAGGCGTTGTGGGGCTGGTTTACTGATCTGCTGACACCCGTTAAGTCGACTTCTGCCGAACTGCAGAGCGCAGCGGAAATGGGGCGACGATTCGGGGAGGCGTTGGCGGAAGGGCTGAATATGGTTATGCATCCGCTGGACTCCCTCAAATCCGGCGTATCCTGGTTGCTGGAGAAACTCGGCGTTGTCAGTAAAGAGGCCGCAAAGGCGAAACTACCGGAAAGTGTGACGCGTCAGCAACCTGGGACGGTGAATACAGACGGTAAAGTGATGATGCCATCGGGTGGTTTTCCGTCATGGGGATATGGCTTTGCGGGGATGTATGACAGCGGCGGCTATATCCCGCGCGGGCAGTTTGGCATCGTCGGTGAAAACGGGCCGGAAATTGTTAACGGCCCGGCAAATGTGACCAGCCGGAGAAATACAGCTGCACTGGCTGCCGTTGTTGCCGGAATGATGGGCGTTGCTGCCGCGCCAGCAGAGCTTCCACCGTTGCACCCTTTGGCACTTCCCGCGAAAGGCGGCGAAGCGATGGTGAGTCGTGCAGCCACTGTGCCGCCCGTTCACCGGATTGAGGCACCGACGCAGATCATCATTCAGACGCAGCCAGGACAAAGTGCGCAGGATATTGCGCGGGAGGTGGCACGCCAGCTTGATGAACGTGAACGCAGGCTGAAGGCAAAAGCCAGGAGTAACTACAGCGATCAGGGGGGATACGACGCATGATGATGGTGCTGGGATTGTACGTGTTTATGCTGCGCACCGTTCCGTATCAGGAACTGCAGTATCAACGCAGCTGGCGACATGCGTCAAACAGCCGGGTAAACCGTCGTCCGTCCACGCAGTTTCTGGGACCGGACAACGACATGCTGACGCTTTCCGGTGTTCTTATGCCGGAGATAACAGGCGGCAGGCTGTCGTTGCTGGCACTGGAGCAGATGGCAGAACAGGGGAAAGCATGGCCCCTGATTGAAGGTAGCGGCACGATTTACGGCATGTTTGTGATTGAGGGACTGAATCAGACTAAAACGGAGTTTTTCCGCAACGGTATGCCGCGCAGGATTGAGTTCACCCTGTCGCTAAAACGGGTGGATGAATCCCTGTCCGATATGTTCGGTGATCTCAGTACTCAACTGAATAATCTGCAGGACACGGCAACGTCTGCCTTAAGCGATATCAGTAAAACGGTGGGAGGGCTGCTGTCGTGAATTTCAGCTCTGAACTGCTTAACAAAGGCAACAAAACTCCGGCATTCAGCATCAGTATTGAAGGCAGGGATATAACCACTGTGCTGGACAACCGCCTGATGGGGCTTACGCTGACGGATAACCGGGGCTTTGAAGCGGACCAGCTTGATCTGGAGCTGGACGACGCTGACGGAAAAATCGTGCTGCCGCGCCGTGGTGCAGTCATTACGCTGGCGCTGGGCTGGAAGGGGCAGCCGCTTTTCCCGAAAGGGGCATTCACGGTGGACGAGATTGAACACACTGGCGCACCGGACCGCCTGACTATCCGGGCGCGAAGTGCTGATTTTCGGGAAACCCTGAATACCCGCCGTGAAAAATCGTGGCACAAGACCACAGTTGGGGAAGTGGTGAAGGAAATAGCCGCGCGGCACAAGCTGAAGATGGCACTGGGTAAAGACCTGTCGGATAAGCCCGTGGAGCATATAGACCAGACTAATGAGAGTGACGGCAGTTTTCTGATGCGGCTGGCGCGCCAGTACGGTGCTATTGCATCGGTGAAAAATGGCAATCTGTTATTCATCCGGCAGGGTCAGGGTAAAAGCGCCAGCGGTAAACCACTGCCGGTGATCACTATCACACGTAAGGACGGCGACAGTCACCGCTTTACCCTGGCAGATCGCGGAGCTTACACGGGCGTAATTGCCAGCTGGTTGCATACCCGCGAACCCGCGAAGAAAGAAAGCACTACGGTGAAGCGTAAGCGCAGGACTAAGAAGCAGAAGAAAGAGCCGGAAGCGAAGCAGGGCGATTACCTGGTGGGGACGGATGAAAACGTGCTGGTACTTAATCGCACCTATGCTAATCGGAGTAACGCCGAACGGGCAGCGAAAATGCAGTGGGAACGCCTGCAACGCGGCGTTGCGTCATTCTCGCTACAACTGGCGGAAGGGCGGGCAGATCTCTACACGGAAATGCCAGTGAAAGTCAGTGGCTTTAAACAGCCGATAGATGATGCGGAATGGAGCATTACGACTCTGACGCATACCGTCAGCCCGGATAACGGTTTTACGACCAGTCTGGAGCTTGAAGTGAGGATTGATGATTTCGAAATGGAATGATTCTTCGCAATGGAGAACTTTTAAGTTTGCAAAATGGAATAATGCGGTATCATTATTGTGAATTTAGCAAAAATGGGGAGAACTCGAAAAATGATGATTTGCCCACTGTGTGGAAGTGCCGCCCATACTCGCAGCAGTTTTCAGGTATCTTCATTGACCAAAGAGCGTTACAACCAGTGCCAGAACATTAACTGCAGCCATACTTTTGTTACCCATGAAACTTTTGTTCGTTCGATTGCAACGCCAAAAGAGTCAAATCCGGTTCAGCCGCATCCAATGAAATCAGGACAGGTGGCGCTCTCTCTTTGACGCTGTCGCCATTTTGTCGCCATCGTTAAAAAACAGTGCTTCTAACATCATGATTTTAAACAGCATAAATTTCAGGCAACAAAAAACCCATCAACCTTGAACCGAAATGGCGGGGTTGATGGGCTCCACAAAATGGGGACATCAAAGAAAAGCAGTGGCACTAATTAAGACTGATGCCCTGCGGAAAAGTTCTGCGGTTGTGCAAAAAAATTTCATTTTCAGGGCAACTTCAGTTTTATCCTAATCCTGGCCATACCATGACGATGATTGTCCCTGCCAGCGTCAGCAGGACGTTGGCGATTGCATAGGTGCCCGCATAGCCCAGCGCCGGGATGTTACTGCGAGCTGTATCACTGATGATCTCCATTGCCGGCGCGCAGGTACGTGCGCCCATCATTGCGCCGAACAACAGCGCGCGGTTCATTCGCAATACATAAGCACCGAACAAGAAACAGATAACCACGGGCACCAGACTGACAATCAATCCGGCAATCAACATCTGACCGCCAATCGCGCCCAGGCCGTTATTAATACCGCTACCGGCGCTCAGACCAACGCCTGCCATAAACACCATCAAGCCGAACTCTTTCACCATGCTTAATGCACCCTGCGGAATGTAACCGAAGGTCGGGTGGTTAGCACGCATAAAGCCCAGCATAATTCCGGCGAATAACAACCCGGCAGC